GGCTGGCGATTGATCCGTGTTTTTCTCGATCACCGCGTAGTATTGCATTTGACTGATCGTCGGGCGGACAAATATCTCGCCGCTGGTCGCATTGACCGCCAGCACCGCCGCCATGGGGATCACGTTATCCGGCGCGGTGGGCTTCACGTTTGTCAGAGCGCCCGCAATAGACGGGTTGGCATATAGGATATTCCCAACTGCCCACGTCTCACCGGACGCCGCGCCCGTGGTGTCGATGTCACCCACGCGGCCCCAAGTCGTGCAGTACCCAACCGATCCAGCGTCGGGCAGGTCGTGCGTCATGATCCCCAGCACATAAAGCGAGGGGCTTGCACCGTTGGCAAGATACGGATCCACGGATAGCACGTTGTTCGGACCCACGCCTGAGAACCCGACAACGGTGCCGTTTTGGATCGTCACGCCCGTTGCATTCTCCACGCGCGCGTAGACCTCAAGGCCCACTTGCTGCGTAACGCCATATTCCATTCCGATCTCGGCGGTCTGCTCCGTACTGTGCCACGATACCCTGCCAGCGCGGTGATCGTGCGGCGCATTGGTGTCGAGGTCGATGTAGTCAAAAGCGCGGTTGCTCAATGCGGTATTGGCCGCACCCATGGCCACCCCAAGGCTGATCTCATTGCCCTGAATGGCCGCGTTGAGCGACGCAATATCATCGGGCAATAACTGGGCCGCGCTGTCGAATAGCAGTTCAAGAGCGCGGATGATCTGCGGATCATTCTGGGCAATGCGTGCAATCTGGTCGCGGGTTGGGGTTGCAAATGCTGCCATCAGAAATTCAGCGGCTCAATCCGCGCCTCCAAGCGAGCAATCGCCAAGCGCGCGTCACTATTACCGCGAAACTTTTGCAGTCGCCAGTTGCGCATATGGCCCTGCTGTAGCCAAGATATCCGTTTTGCGTACTCGCCTTGCCTGCCAGCCTTCACGGGCTTCTCCATGCTGTAGGTGAGGCCGTCCGTGGAGTAACTGGTCCAAACGGTCGGGTCCGATCCAAACGCCACGCGACCCGTCAGGCAAACCAGTTCCACCTCGTGGAAGATCGCCCCGCGCCCTTCGTTGTACGTGATCATCGTGCCGAACTCCCAGCCGACCGTCTCGCCCCAGTGACTTGCAACATCCTTGTCTAGATACCCGACGTCTGGCGCGCCCGGCTTGCATACGTTCCAGCGGTCATAGCACCACACCGCATCACACACCTGCCAGCGACCAAGGCCAGTTGTGGATGAGCGCAGGGTGAACCACACCGCGTCTCCAAGCGACTGTGTTGCCGCAGCGTCAAATACAATCGTCTGGTCGGGCAGGTGGATTTCAAGAAACTGGTGCGATCCTTGTGTGCGCTCTTGCATAAACACCGATTCAAGCTGGGCCTCTGTGTACTGGCCCAGAACATCCTCGATCTCGCGGGTGGCAATCTTTTGCGCGGTCCCGTTTACCGCAATGTAGACCGATAGGCTTTCGTTGCCCCCGCTGCCCATGAATGCGATTGCCTCGCCGTAAACGCAGCAAGTGTGCGGCCCCAGCGTGCCCTTTTGGATTTGCGCGCCCGTGATCCGGTTGAACGGGAAGTTGGGCGAACCCACGTTGCTAAACACCTCGATGGTGTTCCGGTTGAGCGCGTATATTTCATTCCGCAACTTCAAGAGCGCCTTGATCGGGTCGGGGTCAGATTCCGACGATCCGTATTTGAGCGGGTCAACTGCAAACGGGTTGTTAAGCTCCGTGATGACCAGAAACTCCCCGTCAGTGGTCATGTAGTAGCCATCGACCCACACAACAGACAGTGCCGTACCGAGGTCAGGATCATCGACCTGCGCAAGCGTTGTGCCGTCATATAGATACAGCCGCCCGCCGGATGTCACCGCCAAGTGGTCAAAGCCGTACGTGAACGTCACCCGTCCGCCACTGCCAACGCTGCCGATCACCGCAACGTCACCGCCCTGCGATACCGTCACCAAGTCGCTACCCATGACGCGATACAGCGTGCCGCGCCATGCGATGCCGCCCCTGTTAGCGCCTACCCCCTCACCCAGCTTAACAATGCCATCAGCGGGCCGCAAATAGCCCTCTGCGATGCCAGTTGATTTAGGCACCGGCACAAGGTTAACCGGGTAGCTCGTGCGAAAGTCGGGCGAGCCGTCCGAAAATATCCCGTTGAGAATTGGTATCTGCATTATTCACTCTCTCTATATCGGCGCGCGATGCTCTCAATCAGCGCAAGCCAGCCCATCAGATCACCCATGCCGCCCTTATCGTGAGGACATTCATCAGCATCAAGCCGACCGTCCCAAACTTATCGAACCACCAATTAGGGTCCATTAAGGCCACCCCACCGCATCACGTCACCGCTCCGCCAGTTACATCGGTACAGCCGAGGCCGACAAAGGTAGCTCCGCCCGCTATCCTGCGCGCTTTAGCATTGCTTCCGAACCGGACGCCCACTGCGGTAACGTGCGAAGTTCCAGCCACATCAATCGCATAATCAACCATTGCATCAGAACGGCCAAAGTCGCCCCCGTGTATCGTGCCTACGCTGGCTCCCGCAAAGATGTAGCCATAGTTGGTGTTAGCATCCACTGACCCGATACCACGGGGGCGAGGATCGTAAATGGTCACGTTGCTGTCAGTGAAGTTTCCAGCTTGTCTCAAACAGTCCAAACCACCATCGCCACGCAGGGTCACATCACCTTTGATAACACGAACACCAGTCTCTGATCCGATAGTCTTTCCGTCAAAGCTGCACCCTGTTGCACGTTGATCGTGAATGATGCTAGACCCGCTTGGGATAACGACCTCCAACGGCTCAACGGGAATAGTCGTGCCGCCACTTTCGACAAAGCGAGTTGCAATGGCAAGGTGCTGCCCGAACAGGAGGTGGTCGCCTGTATTCACGTCATTCGGAAAGCCCGTTGCCAAGCTGACCGAGGTCGCACCGGACGCCGCTGTCGTGTCTGTAACGCGAGTCTCCTCGACCCCAAAGAAATAGACACCAACCGATGGCGATTCTTTGTTGGTGATTTTCCCTTCAATGCTGATATTTTTGCTGCGTGTAGTTCTGACTTCTTTGTCAGTGTTCAGCCCACACACATTAACATCTGCGTTGCCGTTGGTGGTCGCAATTGAATATCTGCTGGTTCCCGTTATATCCACCCCGTCGAAGTCCACGCGGCCTGTCACGTTCAAGAGCGACACACCGTCATTTACGTTTCCACTGGCATGGATTTTCAAGTCCGCGAAATCCACGTCCAGCGGCAGGTTCTTTTGCAGTGTATTGCCGTCTGCATCTAAGCGAAACTTAGACGCACCGTGGCCGAGTATCTGCATGACGTGTGTACCTACGCCGCCAGTTTCCAACTGACTTATTCCCTTAATTCGGATGCCTCTCCCGACAATCCCTTTTCCTTCATCAGCAAAGTCGTCAGTTTCATCCCCTACAAGGAAAAGAAGTCCTTGGTGCGCATCTTTGATCCTAAAACCATCCACCGTAATATCGTACACCGACGATAAAGTCAGGCCGATATTGACGCTATCAATGCAATTGATGTTGCGGAACGTCAGTGCATGGGGGTGCTTGGTGCGCGTGACCGTCTGACCGATAGCCGTAATGTCACCGTCCCAATGCGCTTGCACTGCCAGCGACACGCCACCTTTGATAGTGATGTTTTCAAACAGTCCGTTATGCGTGTCACCGAAAATGCCAAGTCCGCCGCTTTCGTTTGATCCCGTAACGTCCATCAGAACCATGTCACGAACAGTCACGCCCGATACCGTGGGAAGTGTTCCGGTAAGATAATCATTTACTTTCAGGACAAGTCCCAAGTGACCCCGATCACCGCCCGGAGGCTTCGGCGTGGTCATATTCCGGCTGATCGTGAACCCTTCCAGATTAGGATTGCTCGTGGAAAGAACCACGGCGCACTCCGTATCGACGATCTCACACACGATACCGGAGCGGCTTGGGCCTCCGCCCATTATTTTCAACCCGCCCAAGTCAAGCTGGCCCACATGGCGGTAGAACCCCGGCAGATAGCCGATCTGCTTTGTTGCGTGAAGGTGCTTGGTCCAAAGCTGTATCGCCGCCGTGCTGTCTGTGCCTGTGCCTGTGGTCATATCGGCGTCAGCAACCGCGTCTCCGAAATCCTCCGGCACCACGAACGGACGGCGCATAGGTGAACGCTTGCGGCCCATGTGGTTGTACTCACTGCGCCAAGGCTGGTTTGCAACGGGTGTCACCGGAGCGTAATTGCCACGGTCCATCCGAGCACCCTCAAGGTGGAAGTAATCCGCCGCGCCCGCTGTACCTGCGTTCTTTTTGACCAGTCGGAATTGCAGCATTTCCGCATCTTCTGGAATAAGGATGGAGAACACCTTGCGCGTGTTGCCACCCGTATTCCGACCGAGGTTTGTTTCGCTGTAAAGCCCCACCCCACCAAAGGACGCATCGGTGCTTATGACCGGAGTGAACGTGTCTTTGTACGAAACATACAACTGCACATTCCCTGACAGGTCTGCACCCGCGATAATGTCAAAAGAGAACGTCACATTCTTGCCGCGAAGCTGGTACAGATCATCGGTGTACCAATGGAACGACAGGTTAATATCGTTGGTGAATGTCTCTCCGGCCAGACGCTCAACACGCAACGCATAGGCCAAAGACTGTCCTGATTGTCGTGACCAGCGATAGCCCCCCCCGTTAGCGTCACCTGTCTTGCCCAGCCGCCAACCATACGGACCCTCGCCCGCTGCTGCTGGAAGGCCCGAGGTCACTTGCCATGCGGAGAAGTCGCCACCGGGCATCAGGTTATCATCTGCACCAAGTATCAAGGACTTGGCCGTGTGGATCGAAAGCGCCGCCGTAGGTGTTGGGGTGAACATCATCAACTGGCTTTCACCGCCATGAGTGGTGTTGCCCCCCACGGGCCGTTCACCGCCACTCGCAAGCATCAGCCATTTATCGTCGCGCTTGATCGCTTGAAGGTAGGAAGACGGCCAGTCGCCAAGGTTGGCGAAAGGCTCCATGGCCCCATAACCGGAGGCACCCCCACTCGCTTTGAACTCGGTAGGGTTGATAGGGTATGCGAGGACGTGGCTTTGATAATCATCATCGGCTCGGATATTCTTGCCAGACCGCATCATCAGAAACGCTTCGGTGTCCGATACGGTCACGCAGTAGGGCGGGCTTTCACTGTCCAGCGGGCCACCAACGGGAATGTCATTCTCAACTGGCACTGACCACGGGCCGCTGATTGCATCCGCAAACGACACCCACAGTTTGTCTGTGGTGCTGCCGTCCTGTCGGATAAACATAGTGTACCCGCTGGCGTGGTTGCCCATCACGGACATTTCCGTGAGCGCCTCCGACTGACCGCCGATCACCTGTTCTACGTTTGAGAAGGTTGACCAGTTATTTGTCGTCCGCACAATGGCAATGCGCTTTTGAGAGTAGCAGAACGCCACCCAGCCCATTGTATCGTGCCCCCCCTCCGAAGCGGGCCACGGGTAAACATCGCCTTGAAACAATGCCCCGAAATTAGCCCCAGCCAAGTCAGGCGACAAGGTGAGCGCAGCGCCACCCCACATCGCGGCGTCAGGAGTTTCTGACCTAATTATGCGTGGGGGTAGGTAGTCGTAGCTCGCACCGTTCCACGACCGCACACACGTCAGAATAACCGCACGGTCAGAGTTGATGTGTGATATAAACGGCTCTGCTGCGAACGCGCCAGCAATGTCATAAACCTTGCGCACGTTGTAAAAGGTCTGACCATCATCTCTGCTGTCACTGGCTTCGATATATGACTGGTTGTCGGCATAGTGGCCGAAAGACTTGCGTGTGAGAAACGTCAGCCGCCCATCACCCCGGTCAAGCATCCGCCCGCCGAT